ATGGCTTCGATAATTCAGATAGGCGGCAAGTGGCGCGCCCAGGTACGGAAGAAGGGACACCCCACCCAAACCAAGACCTTCACCACGAAGGCACTGGCCAATAGATGGGCCACGGCCATAGAGGCTGAGATAGAACGGGGTGACTTTAAGGATACCAAACCTCTGGGCGTCACGACCGTGGGCGACCTCCTGGACCGCTACGAACGTGAAGTTCACCGGATGGGCGACGCTAAGAAGGAATCCTTCAAGGTGCTACGGGCTGAGCTTGGGGCTGTCACCCTGTCCGGGCTGACTGGTGCAAGAATAATCGAATACACCAAGAAGCGCGGGGTCGCGCCTCCCACGTGGTCCATGGAGCTTTCCTACCTGAACACAGTGCTACGTGTAGCACGTAGCCTCTGGGACTTCTCGTTCCTTGGCGACCCGATAAGGGACGCCCGCGAAGCGTTCAAGATGCTGGGGGTCGTGACGACCCCACGGGAACGAACCAGGCGACCCACCGCCGAGGAACTCAAGACGCTGAAGGACCACTTCAACACGTCCGAGCGCTATAAGCTCCCCATGGCGGACATTGTCGACTTCGCCATAGCTACCGCCATGCGGGCGGGTGAGATCTTCTCGATAACCTGGGAAGACGTGGACACCAAGAAGAAGACGGTGATCATCCGCGACCGCAAAGACCCCAAGCGCAAGGCCGGCAACCATCAGGTTGTCCCGCTGCTTCCTGCTGCCTGGGAGATCATCCAGCGTCAGCGGAAGCCCCACAAAGGCCGAATTTTCCCCTACAAAGCAGCAACCATCTCTTCGACGTTTCCCCGCGCCTGCGCACACCTGGGAATCAAGGATCTGCGGTTCCACGATCTGCGCCATGAAGGCACTAGCCGTTTGTTCGAAATGGGCTATGGTATCCAAGAGGTCGCGATCTTTACCGGGCACCGTAGCTGGAATCAATTGCGCCGCTACACGCAGATCCGGCCCGAATCTCTGCACAGATAGCAATGTCCTACTTCAAGCCCATGCCCCCAAAGCTCGGCGGCTGCTGGACCTGTACCCACTGGCATGGTGAAACCACCGACCAGGGACGCAGGCCCTACTGCCGCCGAGACCCGCAGTACAAGATCGCCGCGACATACCCGGACGAAGGATGCGGCTCATGGGTGCGTGAGATCGGGTCGGACGACGAGATCAAGCTGTCGAAGGATCGCGGGCCGCAAGAGACTTAACGCTTAGCCTTGGCCACCGCACTCGCCCAAGCGTGGCCTGCCCTCAATCCGTCGATGGTTCGGTCAGCGTCTGCTGCCAGAGCTGCATATTCGTCCGTGCACGTTTTGAGAACATCCCAGGCTCTGGTAGCGGCTTGCTCAGAGACTCCGGCGCGGGCGGCAGCTTGGGCGGCTCTGGCACGCTGGGCGGCGATGGTGACGCGCAAGCCGTCAGCGCTAGCAGCAAGAAGATCGCGATCAGCGATAGATAGACGAGTTGCTTCATTGGCTTCCTCTAGGCGAGCCGCATAATCGGTCGCCAACTCCTGTTCCTGGCGCCGGTACTGCGCCTCGATCTGGCGGGCATTGGCTGCCGCCTCCAGTTGCGTGCGCGTGACACCTTCTGCTTCACGATGCGACCCGTACCAAGCCACACCAAGGCCCAGGGCCAGTAGCGCCCCGGCACCGATCAGATAGGGAAGCGCGGCACGCAGCAGCGGGTTCATGGCGTATTCAACCAGTCTGGGACTCGGGCCGGAGGCGTGGGCGCAGTAGGCGTCAGTGCTTCCTCCACTTTTTTTACTGCGGTGCTTGCCGACTTCGCTGCTGACCTTGCATGAGTAGCGGCATTCTTCGCCGTGCTTGTGGCGGTCTTGGCTTGCTGAGACGCTTTTTCCAGCATCCCAGTGTTCTCTTTCACCTGTTCCGCTGCCTCATCAAGCTTGCTGACTGCCGATGGAATCTTCTGCTCTACGAGCGTTATGAGCCTGTCGATCTTGGCGGTTGACTGCACCTTTTCGTACACCAGCCCCGCGCCGAAACCGAACGCGATCAAGCACAAGAACAACGTCCAGAACTTGGTCATGCTCGCGATGTACGAAAGACGCTGGCGATTTCCAGCGCACCACCCCCTAATACCAAAGTTCATTTGCTACGCTCCTTGAGTGCTGCCACCTCTGTTCGCAGGGAAGCAACCTCGCTGATAAGGTCAGCATTTCGTTGATTTGAGATTTCCAACTGGTACTTAACCAGTTCGAATTGGGCTTTCATCTCCATCAACTGATCCGCCCGGTCACGCTCTTTGTGGGCAATATCCTTCCAGTGGTCACGCTCCTGTTGAAGCAGTGAAATTGTGTCTCGTGTTGAGGTACTGCTGCCCAGCGCAGCTTCCAGATTGCTCTTGAGAATTGGGACGACCCAGCGACCCAAAATGGCGAGACCCCCAGCCCCCAACACGCCATAGGCATACGTCTGCCAGCTTTCCATCCTTACCCCGCGATGGTTCCGCCCGCGCGCACGTATGCGTCGCGTAGGCGCTCGATTTTCTGTTCGTGCTGTCCGTACCCGGCCCCGGGCAACGAGGCCCATATGTTGCGGACCTTGGCCACGGCCTCGTCGAACCGTCCGGCCTGAATATCTGCGATGGCTCGGCGCTCCTTGATCTGCTGGATGGCGTATCGATCCTGCGACAGCGGGCCGAAGTCAGGAAGCTTGAGCAGCGCCTTGTAGTGCGGCCAATACCGATACAGGATCTGGTAGCGCCCCGCTGCGGTGGACGATAGCGTAGGACTAAGCTTTACCAACACGTTGGGGTGATCGTCGTAGCCGGTGAACAGCTTTCCGCCCACCAGCACGTCGTAGCCGTCGTCCTTCGTCGGCTGCCTGCCATCGTCCGTTCCCTCCGACACGGCCAGCATGTCTAGAAAAGCCAGGACGTTCCGCCCGCCCGCTTCTTTTTCACTGATTCGTGCCATCTCTGCCTCCTTGCAGGCGTAAAAAAATCCGCCAGAGCGGAATCGAAAATTCAACATCAGCGCATCAGCGAAGGGAGGAATGGTTGCTGCAATACAATCGATCCTCCTTCACTCCACAAAGCCTGGATCAAGATGGATGCCACTTCCCAAGAAGACGCACGCAAAGCAAGGACGCAGCACTGGAGCGTATATCCCGTCGCTAAGGCTCGCCGAATAGACAACATCTACAAGACGATGCCAACAGGCGCGCATGTTCGCGATGTCATGATCGATGCGATTCGGACTCTGGTACCTTCGGGCCGCGTTCTAGATGTAGGTTGTGGAACTGGCTATCTGACGATATCCCTGCACGACGCCGGCTACCAAACGACTGGCCTGGACGTGTCCAATGGAATGCTCGAAGTATTTAAGGAAAATGCCGCTGGTAGGAATATCGGGTTGATATTTGGCGACATTTTTGAAATGCAGCCTCCAGCCAAAAAATTCGACGCAGTCACGTGCCGTAACGTTTTTTCCCACTACCCTGACTTCGGCACATTCCTAAAGCGCATCTCCGACTATGTCGTCGACGGCGGCCACATCATTTTCGATTCGTTCAGCAGCGAAGCCGTTGATACTGCGGCCGCCCTCCTGAACCAACCTGCTGACGAAGTTAGGACCAAGGTGTTTGGAACTTTGGCGAACTTCTCCAGGATTGAGCTTGAAGAATTTTGCGCGAAGAACGGAATGCAAGTCATCGATCGCTACGCCTCTGCTTTCTTTCATCGCAATCCCCTTTTTGCGACCTTTATTGAACCGATTGCCGATTACGATTCCCAGCTCGTCGAAAACATCAACAATCCCGAAGTCAAGAAATTTATGTCGTGGTTTCAGGCATCGATTGCTTCAAAGCTGCCCTCCACACTGAGTGGGTCGGTTATCAACATCATCCGGAAGTCTCCGACGTAAGAACCGCCATCTCCGTGCGCAGGCCTGCGGCTTCGGCATCTAATTCAGCAAGTAGGGAGCGGTCTTCTTGCTGAGCCGCTCCGGCAACAATTGCGCGCAGCGGACGGACGCTCAACTGATCAATTTCGGCCAGTCTCGCCTCGATAGCTGTGATTCGCACAGTATTCGTGCCACCTGGTTCGTTGATCGGCGTGTTCCCCTGATCTGCCCACGCAAGGAACTCCGCATAGTCTCCATTGCATGGATCGGCGGGGGTAACAACGGTGTCACTGAGCCGGCAGACTGCACCTGTGCTAAGAGTCATATACATTTCAAAGCCTCGCTGTTGCTAGGGCATGCGCCCGACAGATTGCGCCGCTGGTCACAGCAGCATTGTTGATGATCGTTGCGCCACTTTGGCCGACGGCATCAGCAATAGCAGCCACGTCACCGCCACCCGTCACATTGCGCAAATTTCCGCTAGCACCTGTGGTGGAAAAAACCGTCACGGTCGGAGTGGCGCGCATGGGAATTGGGAATCTCCAAACCATGTTCACCGCTGCCGAACTTTCAGCACCGCGAGACCGCTCTTGCAGGGCTCCAGCGTCTGTGACAGCGCCGGGGATATCAGCTGGACCATAGGTCTTATTGCAGTGTCGAGCACACAAAATGGAATCCTCGGCAATCGATCGCGGCAGGGGCTGACTATCCGCCTGCCCCAAAACACCATAGAAGCCCTCAATGTCGACCCAATGGTCGGCCCCTGCGACGGCGGCTCCGCCAGTCATGAGAACCGAGAACCTCACTTGCTTAGCGTCTAGCGGTATGTCGTATCGGAACAAAGCGTGGCGAGTGTAGGGATCAACCGGAACAGCCAAATCCGATACCGTTACGTTGCCAGTGGTGAAGGTTCCATTAAGTGCAGTTACGGCCTGCTCACTAGCGGTGGTTGAGTAACTGAACCTCAAAAATATGTTGGAATCCATGGTGGGGCTTCGGCGAATATCAAAGCCAATGGCAATCGCCTTGCCCGCGATCTCAGATGTCTCGCCCAACTCAAAGGTGTAGCCGAAGTTCACCGCGCCGGCGGCATTCGTATCGCCGGGGATACGTTGTAGCCGGGTTGCAAACTGACGTTTAACGCCAGCCACCCTGGATACCGATACTCCCGTCGATGGGGAACTCGTGCGGCCAAGGCTCCAGCGCTCCGGACCAAATACCCGACCAGCCGCAGACTGTCGGCTCGCTCCTTCGTTCCAAACCTGAAAGTCCCCATTGACGACGATGTTTCGCTTCGGGATAAGCCGGACAATTTCCTTTGCGTCGGCAGTCACCGTGGGGCTGTTCGAGATCAGAACCATCTGAAGGCTGTCCTGATCCGCGCCCGCCTGGCCGGTTTCACCAGTCTGAAATAGACCGAACCAGCGGCCGCGCTCATCGCGATGCATGAACAGCGGTCCAGTGGGCCAGTACGTCATAGTCCCCAGATCCCGCCAGGGCGTGTTCCAGATTCCCACGGGATCATCGAACGCCGCGCGTGCGTTGACCTTCATGTAAAGCAGTTGGCTTCCACGGTCCATCAAAATCTCGCGCGCCTGGCGTGATGGAGCAAAGAGATAAAAAGACCCGCGGTCATAGATCAACGCCGGCGGGTTGCGGCCCGCTGCACTTGCACTCGCTACCCATGGTTCCCAATCGACCATATTGGTCGACTTGCTTACAAGGTACGCTGGCGCAGTCGCCACGCGGTTGTCACGGATCAGCATCAGCCATTTGTTCTCGTTCCCAACGCGGCAGACGGAAGTTTCCGTCAGACGCTCCGGCCCTGTGTGGCTGAAGATCGCCCCGAAAGTCCACGTAAGGCCATTGTCCAGCGTGAAGAAGTACCCGGTAGCTGTGTCGCTGCCCGTCTGGCCATAGACATAGGTGATCCATCCGTCGGTGTCGTGCCCGCCCACAGAAGCGGGGTAGCGATGAATGACGCCGCCGTCAGCCGAAGGCGAGCATGGAGAGCCTCCTAGCGCCCCGCTAGGAAGGGTCAGAACAACAGAACTCCAGTTGGTCCCGAAGTCATCCGAATATAGAAACACGGGCGCGTATTGGGCAGTCGGCGCACTAGCGCTGTACCGCCCCGCGAATACACCGATGCGCGTTCCACCCATAAAGGCGAAGTTCATGTTCCGCGCATCCAGTCCTGCCGGATCTTTAAAGATCACCTTTTCATCGAAAAGAGTGGACCCGGCATCGTAAGTGCGGGCCATCTTGATAGACGAAGTCGTTTCAAACGTGTGATATCTGCCTTCACGCCAAATCAGCAGGCCCTGGCTTCGGTATGCAATGGGTACCGTCGACGGCAACGGCAGGAAGGCCGCGTTCAAGCCACGAACGGCGTCATAGCCGGCACTGATCGCTTTGAAGTGCGGTGCAGGGTTAGCCCACGGGTGCGCTTGGGGCAGATTGTGTTGGGGCATGTATTGGCCGGCGACGACAAAGGCACCATTGAAATAGTCGTTGCCGTTAGGCAGCGCTGACACGGCAAACGTTCGCCCAAGGAGATTGATGGGCTGGCCGCTGGTGGCCGATTCCAGCGCAGCGAAAAACATTGTGTCGTCAGAAGTTCCGTCCCCGGCGGCTCCAATGTCGTCTGCACTGGCGGGAACTTCAAACAGCTTCTCTTCGACCGTCCGCGCTACGGCTCCTGCTACGTCACTTTTAAATGCGACGATGGCAGCTCCAGCCACTCCTGGGGCAGCCGTACCCAGCTCCTGGCGCAAAGCGGCGTCCCCTATGGAAACGAAATTGGCACCTTCATCAACCCAATTCCCCGTGGTCGTGTACGGCAAATCTAGCCCGGCTCCAGCGCGATACAACTCGCCGTCCTTGCGAAAAATCTGGTTCCGAGAAGTGATCTGTAGGCCTGCTGCATAGTCACCAAGGTCTTGATACCCCGAAGACAACAGGAACTGCTGAAACGCCTCGTCGGATGATTCCATAAAGGAGTCGAACTGGCGCTCCATGCCCGACCAGGTCTTCCGAACGCGCCCTAGCCGATCGGTCCAACTGTCAGAAGTCGGGTCGTTAAGCGCCGCATCGAAATTCTCTGCGTTGTCGTACAGATCCTTGACCGCAGGGCTACCAAGGGCGTTTCCAGTGTTGTAGGTCGTCATTCTTTGGCCCAATAAAAAAGGCCCCTCGAAAGGGGCCTAGGTTGATGCTAGTTCTGTCACGCGGGGGGAAAACCGTTGTCGAATGCGTAGACCCGAGAGTCGTAGTTCACCGCCGTCACTGCCACCTCAAAATCGCCGCGTGGCGAGACGCCAGAGATAAGAGCGGGAAAGCAGAATGACGAGAGCGGCCCAAAGTACAAGTGCGGGGGCTCGTGGCTAAGCGAAATCGACGGCCAGGGCTGTGGAATCGTGGCGCGTATGTGGTATTCGTCGGCGCCCTCCGAGGCTGGGAACGGTCCGGCGAATGACCCATCAAGCCGGCGATACGCGACCACATTCGGACCTTCCGAGGCATTCCAGGTGACAGGCTCACTGCTTTCCAGTATTGCACCACCGGCGCCATCAGACACGATACCAACAAGAAGCCCGGTGCGGCCATATCCAAACAGGCCCACATATCCCATGTATTCGCTATTGAGAGCGTCCAGTTCCGTCGTAAAACTGTAGTCCCTCTTTCGGTAATAGAGGGCCGCCCGCCGACGCATACCTATACGCCACGCCCTCGTGCGATCCGTTACCCCGTCCAGAGTCATCTTCTGAACCTTGGCGCCTAAGTCGCCAGGCAAACGGCACTGCACAGTCTCCCGCACCCAGGTCTCCGCATTCACATACTCGACATCGACTCCGTCGTAATCCGTGATCTCTGAATGCGTGGAGCGATTGCGGCGCAGCGGCCCTTTCATGTTGAAGGGGCCGTATGATTGTTCGAATTCATTAATGGGCTTCACGTCCTCTCGAACGGGCCGCACTAGGCCATCTCCGCATGTGAACTCTGCCATGCCAGCGCCGAAGGTTGTATCAAGCGCCTCCTTGACTGTGGTTGCATCAAACACGAAATCTAATGTGTCGCCGCGCGCCTTCCAGATCGCGTCAAGGCGCACCCACTCTTCGATGTCGATCGCGTCATCAGCAACTCCGGAAGATCTCAGGATGTGGCGCGCGAACGCGGTTATGTCGCGCGTGGCGACTGGCTCCGTCCACGTGCCCTCTGGCGTCAGCGTTGGCAAGACGCGGACAGGAATCACGTTGATTTGGTTCTCACTCTGAGCCGCCAGCTTGCCACCGCTGCGCAGCATCACGCTTATGGTCGTCCAGTCTGGATAGACCCAATAATCCGGCATGCGTGCTTTCAAGCCATACCATTGGCACTTATCCTGAGCCTGTGTGCTGGTGGACTGCGCGCCCACGCGGCGCATGCGAACCGCCGGCACCATGGGAGCAATGGCGAATTGCTCGGTGAATCCGATTTGATCCACGGTGGCGTCGGAGAAGGTTCGCGCCACAGTCACGCGGGGACCGCCGGCCACGTTGCGGTATTGGTATTCGACGCTGACCGAGCGCGACTCTACATCACCGCCATCAGACAAAAAGCACAGCCCATTGGGGAAAAAGACGTCAAGCTCCAACGTGCTGGTGACGGCCCCGCCAGGGGTAGCGATAAACTCATTTGTCCACTCTCCATACACGGCCCCCCCAGCAAACCGCAGTCGCACGGACGCCGAGCCCGTCTCGAACACACCGGGAGAAACGTCGATGCTGGACGGATCAAAACCAGTGATGGTGCGTTCGATGTCAGCGCCAAAGGTATAAGAGACCCCCGTGGCCGGCGTGACGTGGATGGGCGTAAAAAGCTCGGCGTCTTCTTCAAATTCAAGAGTAAAGATGCCTGCGCCAGGCGAAGATACAACCGTCTTTACTCGCCACTTCGCATTTGAACCGAACGCGCCGACTTGAAATACCGCGCCGACAGCGACACTGGGCATGTGGCCAAAGTAGCCGGTGAAGCGACTAATCACATAGCCCGGCGCCGATTCGGTGGGATCTACAAAGTGGTCTGCTATGTTGTACGGTCGCGCGTATTCAATGGCGACGATTGTGCCTACACCCCACCCGCTCGGATACTCGCCCTCGCTGCGAGCAATCGTGAAGCCAGACAAGGCGTACGTGGTCGAATCCGTGTTATCACGATTCGCCAAATCAGTTGTCAACTCCAGGCCCGCCGATCCCGATGAAGTGCCGCCCACCTCGGTCACCGTGTGCCAGATCTGCGCCGCGACTTGTCCGGACAGATTCGTACCTGGTGGATACACACCGTAGATCGCGTCATCGCCCAGCGCGCTAAATGGCGTAGCCCCGACCCTCACGTCTGCATCCGCGATCTGGTAATTCCCGGGTCCGACGTTGGCAAGGAAGACCAGCCATTGCTCTCGTTTGTTCACGAAATACCGGCGCGGCGGCGTCAGATAGTCTACGAAGCGGCGATACCGACCAGCTGGCTCGGCAACGACACTGCCAAGTTTGGCGGTATTGGCTTTCCCGTCTGCCGCCTCCAGGTTTCGCGATTCCGGCGTTTCGCGATTTGTCACGGGGCGTTTGCCGCGGAACACGTTCAGCAGCTTTGACAAGATCGGATCGATGATCTTGAACAGGCCGCCCATCGGGATCGTGTTTACGCGAACCATTGCGCCCGGCGCCAGCGTTTCGCCCCACCGGTCTTGCGGCCACTTGGCGCCATCAAGGTAAGCCACGAACCGCTGAACTTCCATGTCGCGCCAGACCGGAATCGTGGCGTCTAAGTACTGCTCGAACGTGCCGGCCCAATCGATCGACTCCAGCCGCGTTTCCAACTCGGGGGCAGAGTAGATGTCAATCCGCATAGTAAACAACCCTTGAATATCGCTGTTCGAAGTGACGAACGCGCGTAAGGCACGGCCCGGTCGGCTCGTCGGTTTCCAAGATCCTGAGAACGCCATCTTGATCTCGGATAACGAGCCCTACATGAACGCATACGCGGCCATGCCACGCGGTGGCCACATGGCCCGGCTGTGGTCGCTCTGCTGGCACCAAAGAATGGGCTTGCGCCACTCGTGCGACCTCTCGCGTAATGACGGGCATCAGGCCGGGCTTGGCGTCGGCACAACTGGGCAGCATGACACCGCCAAACAACTCCACGCGAGCCACGCGAGTTAGCCCCCAGCAGTCGTATTCAGTGGGACCTCGTCCGCCGGCGACGTACCGCGTGGCGAGGTAACGTTGCAGGCTCATAGATATTTGATACCTGGCGCATTGGCCGCCGTGTACAGTTGCCTGGACCACCGCAAATTCAAGAGGTCGAAGAATGCAGCGCTCAAAGTTGCCTCGTCGCCCTCAATCGTGCCGCCCAGCAATTCCATGACGTACGGCTTTCGGGCGGGTTGGCTCTTATCGCTTTCCAGGTACTCGCGGTAGATAACTTGCACAGGCTGCCCTGACTCTTCCGCAAGATCGAAGTAGCGATCAACGATGGCTGATACGCCGGCGACACCAAAATTCAGCGTCTGACGCCCTGTGTTGTTCTTCGCGGGGAGCGCAACGGAAAGCGAGCCCGCCTCGAATAGGACGAATAAGCCCGACACACCTAAGAGCTGGTTTTCAAATCCATCGCAGATTCGAATCGGAGTCTGTCCGGCCACGTTTATTTCCAGCGTGGAGATAATCAACTCACCAGCGGGCGCGCTTGCGTAGACTTCGGCAAGGGTGCTCATGCTTTCGGCCACTCCCGGTTCATCGCCAGGTCAAAGATTTCAGGATTGGCCACGAAGCTAGGCAGAATTAGCCACTCGTCAGGAAGCAGTGGGCGTTCCCACACTTCCAAGGTTGCAGAGAACTGCCAGCCATCTGCCCCCCAAGCTATCGGACCGTTGTAGACGCCAGCAATGCGACACACCCGCACCGCATAACCGATCGGATGCCGTAGGTAAATGTTGAACCACTCGGTGCCGTCTTTTAGCGTCTCCTTGTACCAGAGCTCAAACAGCCGGGCTTGTGCGCTCGTCATAACCCATGTGGCCGAGCGCATCACCGGTACAGAGCTAAATTTCCGACGCTGGCGCGCCCGGCCGGAATCCATTGTCGTGCGCTGATTTGGCGACGTAACTGCATACTGATTCGGAGCCCACAGGGGCGCGGGAAGCTCTGCCGGATAGTCGATCAGGGTTTCCATGCTTACCGACCTTGGCGCTTAAGGCCGTATGTGGATTCCAGAGTTTGAGACATCTCACCCCCGCCTTGTATATCGGCAACGAACAGATCCGCCGTCAGATTGCCATCGCCATCCCGGCTTTGGGAAACTTGGCCGGCGCGGTCCCGATTCTCAATCAGATTTATCGTCACGCTAGGCATCGAGCCGTTGCCCCCTGTGGCGTCTTTATTGCTGACGACCTCGCCACGTCGGTTTGGCAGCATGAATTGCTGGCCATTGGCCGCGTTGAACACTTCTGGTGCGCCGTTCTCGTTGATGCGGTACATTTTCGCGGCGTCCACTCCACCGCCGTACTGGCGACCCCCACCGACCAGGGCCAAGCCTTCAGCCAGGCCCACCGTGGCGCCGATACCCGCCATGGCAGGCGCTGAGTTAGCTCCAAACGACGCGAGCGAAGCGAAAGCGGCGGGGATAGCCCAAGCCGTAGCGAGAGTGGCCGCCGCCGCTGTGCCGGCGGCTGTTGCCGCTGCGGTGGCGGTCTGGCCCATGATCAGGTTCTTGACGTACTGCAAACCCATCTGAACGAGCGCGTTAACGCCTTGCTTCAGAATGGCGCCCGCCAGCGCCTTGACAGCGTCCTCGCCGGTCGTAGCGCCAGTTGCGATTCCAACAAGTGTGTCGGTCGCGGTGGCGCCCAACTGGTCTAGGCTTGACATCAGAAGCTCGTTCCATCCGGACTGCCGACGAAAATTCTCTTCTTGCAGCACGCGCGCCCGTTCGTCATAGGCAGTTTCAGCTTGCGCCTTCAACTCTAGATATCGCTGATCTTCCAGCAGCTTGGCTTCGTTGAGCTTGCGGAGATTCTCAATCTGGGCCTGAAACTCTATCTGAGCCCCAGCAATTGGATCGACCTGACCCAGCAGCTTTTTGTTCTGCTCGGCTTCACTCACCTTGCCTATCGCGCGCGCGAGAGCTTCAACCTGCGCCACTTGCTCGGGAGTGGCGAAGGGGTTCAGCGAGGCCTTCGCCTTCACCACTTCCAGCTCGGTGCCGGCCAATCCTGCTTCATAGAGCGCAGTGGCCAGCCCGTCGATAACCTTCTGGTTCTCTTTCGCGGCCTCGGTGGACTTTTTCGAACCGGATTCACCAGCCTTCTGGGCTTGCTCTAGCTTGTAGATCTCCGAGGCTAGACGTTCCGCCTCCTCACGGTCTTCTTTCGTGGCGTTGGCGCCAAGCTTCTGGATGGCCGCCAAGCGTGCCCGAGCGTCTCCAGTAAGCTTTGCAAGGGCCAATTCATCGCGCATTCCTTGTAGGCGCTTCGCGACCTCCGGGTCTGCGTCCGCCGGCTTGCTGGGCCCTCCGCTCGTCCGCTCGCGCGGCTTCTGGTTGGCCAGCTTTTCCTGGAGCTCGTACAGCTTTTGAAGGCGACCATTCACTTCATCAAGATTCGCCTTCTCTTCGACAAGCGACTTGTTGGCATTCGACAGGCCATCGGCGCCCAAGTTTGCGCCTCGCTGCTGGGCCTTTTGCAGCTCGATGATGTCCTTAGTAATCGTGGACACGCTGCGAGCCGCATCGCGCGCCTCTTTCTCGATCTGTTGAATCGCGTCGCCCACCTGGACACGCCGCAGTTCTAGTTGCGCCTGAGTCAGGTTGTCTACGGCAGTCGCCAGCTCGTCGACGTTGGGCGCTGCCTTCCGAGAATTGTCGCCAAACAAATACACGCCGGCAGCAGCAGTGGCCAGCAATCCGATAATCCCGGCTGGGCCGCCCAGCATCGCTACCAACCCGGTCCCCGCAGCTGTCGTCGTGCGTTGCGCAGCCGCCAGGGCGGTCTGAGCCGCGCGATGGGCGTTTGCAGCAGCGGTGGAAGCGGCGAGCGAACCGCCCAGACGAACTTGCGCTGCGGCCTGGCCTGCGGCAGCGGCCGCCGCCTTCTCGTTGGCTATGGCTTGCTCAAGGGCGGCCGCCGCTTGCGCCTTAGCCCCCAGCGCCGCGCGGGCGTTGGCGAGCGTTGAGGCGGTGATGCCTGCGAGATATTTCGCCATCGCGCCGGCGCCAATCGCCAGCAACGCGGTCACGAGAGTTTGCAGGTTCTCGGCGAGCGTCAGCACCGCCTTGGACAGCACACCTGTCGCGCCCGTGGACCTATTGGCCTCGCCCACCATCGCGGAAAGATTGTTCCGAAGCGCCGTGAAAGCGTCTTTGATGGTCGTGGCCATCCCATCAGCGGCTTTCTTGTTATCGTCCAGCGACGTGCGCAAACCTTCGGACAACTGGCGCGCGGTCAGTTGGCCATTCACGCCCAACCTGCGCACCTCTTCCGCCGTCTTCCCAGTAGCCGTGGCTACGTCCGCCACAACAGTCGGGATCGCTGCCAGGATGGTTTCCCAAGCGTCCGCTTCGACTCGGCCCTTGTTGAGCACCTTACTAAAGGCATCCGTGGCGCTCTTCGCGCGGTCCACGCTAGTCGCATTCTTGACGAACGAGTACGAAAGCGAGTCCGTGACGTCCAGCGCCGATTCCGTGTCGTAACCCATCGACTTAAGGGCGGCAGACGTGCGGATATAGACTTCCTGGGCCTCCGACAAAGACCGATAGGTCTTATTCGCCGTCTCAAGCAGACGAGCCTGCACGGTGTTGTACTCGGCGGCGTTCGCGGTGGCCATCTGCACCCGCTCGGCCATCTCGTTGTATGCCTCGGCCATCTGGATCAGGCCGGAAACGCCTTGAAGCGAGATGATCCCCGCCAGTACACCTGAAAATCCTTTTAGCGCAGACGACGAAACAGCCGCCTCGCGCCCCAACCCTTTGACGGCCGCAGCCGTCTGGGTCATTTGAAATTGGGCTTGGTTGGCCGCCTTATCCGTTTGGCCAAAGCGCTTGTTCATCTTGTCCAACGTCGAATCGACGCTGGTGGAGCTGTTGACGAGCTTCGACGTGTCGGCCTCGACCTCGTAGTAGATCGACCCGACATTCATTCCGCCTGCCATCACTGAACCCCTTTAGCTGCCTTTCGCTTTGCTTCGATCTTGTCGAACCACGCCATGGTGGCGTCATGCTGTTCTTTGGTTGGTGCCTTGGCGCCAGGCGCGTTACTTTCGGCCGGTGGGAACTTGGCGCGCAGTGCGCCGACCATCCCGGTCATCGTCAGATCCCAAGCGTCTCGCTCCGAAACGCCTAGATGAGCCATGGCCATAGCCACATGGTCCCGGGCCACGAACTCCTTCACATACACCGGCTCATCATCACCCGGCCGCCTCGGCAACGGGGGCAATGCTCCCGTGACGCCATGCTTCAGCAGGCAGCGAGCAAGCGGAACCACATGCTCCACCGGCGCAGCCCCTGGCACGTATTCCAGCGAACCGGAGATGGTCTCGTACGTGCCAAACAATGACGAGGGGTCGACGTCTTCGCTGGCGCATGCGTAGATGACGCCCAAGGCGGCCTGGAACAACCGGCGCGCCTGGGCCTCATCCTCTGCCCCACCCATGACCGTGGCAAACGTTTCGACTATCTCGACGGGGTCTCCCAGTCTAGACATTGCATACAGCGAGGGACGTAGGCGCACAACCTGGTCCCCCTCGTACACACCGACTTCGCCAATTTCGGTCAGGATCATGATTTATGCCGGCGTGACGGTCACCGGCACTGTCACGCTCACAGCCGGACGAGCCGCGCTGGTGATCTTGACGCTGGTGCTGCCCTCGGCGACACCGGTAATCAGGCCCACGTTGCTAACGGTGGCCACAGCGGGCGACGCGCTTTCGTACACCAGGCCCGGAGCGGCGCCAGTCGGCGAGACAGAAGCCGTCAAGGCCTGCGTCGCGCCCTCTTCCACCGATACCGCGGTGGGCGAGACGGAAATGCCTTGGACCAACGGGACCACCGTCAGAGCTACCGTGTCGGTAACCCCGGGGGCTACAGTGGACGCCGCCGTGATCGTCACTGAGCCGGCGGCGATGGCCGTAATCTGCCCGGTAACTTGGTTCACCGTCGCCATGGCCGGATTGGACGACGTCCAGCGCAGCGATTGCGAGGCGCCAACGGGCATCACGACCGCTTCAGCGTCGAACGATTGCCCAACCGTCAGGTTCAGCGTCGACGGGATAACCTCAACGCTAGTCGGATCGGCAGCGTCTGGGTTGGGCGTGTCTTCGACGATCAAACCGAAGTCACTGCCGGTGGCGCTCGCTTCCAGGCTGAACGTCACTACGTCGTCGAACGGAGCGCTACGGCTCATGTTCGACACCAGCATGAATGCCGTGAACGTCAGATCCGGAAACGTCATGCGCATCCAGGCCACAGGCTGGCCGCCGGTGGCGTCGGGGCGCGCAACGTGCTTGGTGATCTCGATCAGGTTTTCAGAGCCGGCACCGGAGGCCTTGGCCGTGCCGTCGCCCGAGATGCTGAGCGTCTGGAACGTGGCGATGTTCTCGCGCAATGCACCCACCGAGTCGTCAGCGGTCGCGTCGGCCGTTTCCCATTCGAGGGTGAATTCCTTCGTTCGGAGTGCGGCGAAGCGCTTCCAATCCGTTTCAGCGGGGATTTGATCGCCGCAGCCGATGTGGTATTCCAGGACCACGTCACGGCCAACATACTTCTGGTTCTTGCAAGTAGCCATTAGTGGCCTCCAGTTATAAAAGCACTTCAAAATCAAGCGAGTACCAGGGGCGGTTCTCGCTCGTGTAGGCGGGGCCAACGGCTTCGCCGACCGCGCGCACGGACGCCGCGCCGCATGGCGACGAATCGCCTAGAGCGGCCTGGGCCAGTGATTCCATGGTTTGTTCGACAGCGACCACGTGCTTGCGGCCATCTCTCGGGCCTAGCAGGATCACTTTGAATCGAATAACGCGGTCCTCGACGTCCGGCGCCGGTCCGCCCATCTGCTGCACAGATGCGATGAACGCCCCGTTGACGGACGGGCTGTCAATCCACATGCCGCGGCTGTACAGATATCCGTCGCCAACGACCGCTTTGAGCCAATCAGTGAAGGCGTCAAACACCGTAAATCCTTTTGAGAATGGCCGGCACCGCGCCCTTGATCTGATCAAAGCCCTTCGTAAGGAATTCGGGCTCTGCGTTGGGGTCCCAATAGTTGCCGTTGCCTGTGCCGCCTCCGAAACCCACGCCTGCGCGCGTCCTGCCAAAGTCGGCCCGGGGCTTCCCCTTGAGCTTTCCGGAGGCTTCGTGAACCGCCGCCGCATAGGAAGCCGTGTATCCGACCGAGCCGGACACCTTGCCTTCCTTCACGTCTATCTGCGGTGCGTACTGGCTATTGACCAGGTTGCTTGAGTCGATCGGTGTCATCTGGGCGGCCATCGCCGAGCCCTGCGATAACGTCTCGTAGACGGCACGCTCGGTCTTGCCTTCCCCGATTTCCTTGACCGCGATCCGAAAGCCGCGCTTGACGCGCTCGATGCCCTTGACCGGCATGTCAGGTCACCAGCTTGAGATCCGGCTCTTCGCCGAAGAACGACATATCCCAGTTCGTCACCGAGCGGATTTCTTCCCAGCCGTTCGAGCCGTCAAAGCGGATCTGATCCAGATACTTGGGGCGCTTGTCCTCAGTGAAAATGATGTGCTGGGACAGAAACTCCGCCCCGCGCGCCCCACTCTGCCCGCCCGACTCGCGCTCCATCTTGCTTTCTGCCGTCCAGGTGCAGGCGATATCGAACTCAGGGCCGAAAACCGTTTCGCCGGTCATCATGTCGATCGACACGAACGGCCGGACAGTCGCGATGTTCGTATAGCTCCAGTTGGCGGTAGCGCTCATTCGTGACACCCGCCCTTGGCGATCCACATGCCCGCAAACGCCTTCTTGGTCGGATCAGGCGGGATCAGCTCGGAAGCGCACCCGTACTTGTCCAAGCCGCGTAGCAGCGACAGCGCGCCGCTCCATCGGTCGGCAAAGCCCTGATACCGGAACGAGCGCGACGCGCCGCTGGGCGCCGTCTGGCTGCTGATGTAGCGATCCCCCTGCCCTAGGCCCATCAGGCTCAGCAGGTACAACTGGATCAGCAGCGCCGTTTCCGGCGTGTAATGCTCATCCAGACATTCCTGGATGCTGTTTGCCTGGGCGACTAGCGCAGCCAGGACGAAATCCGGCAGGACGATCCCCTGGCCTTCCAGATACTGCTTGGCTTGGTCGATCGTCACCATATCCAGACCTCAAAATAGAAATGGCCCCACCATCAGGCAGGGCCAAAAGAAAACCGCCCGAAGGCGGTTAGTTTGCGGCGGGCTTCAGCGGGTCGCCGTCGGGCAGCAGGGCAACAAGTTCTTCAGCGCTCTTCCGGCCGTCGTACTTGATACCCAGCTCTTTCAGGCGGCTCTTGACGTCGCCCTTTTCCTGATCGGCACCACCCGAACCTGCACCGGGCGTTGCCGGCACCAGGGACACGGCGTCATCGGCCTTGCGAACGCGCGTGCGATACAGCGGATGGGCGGCCTGCTCGGGCGTGAGCTCGATCACCGCGCCGGGCAGCATCACTTCGGCACCAATGATCTTGCGCAGGAGGATGTACTTGGATTTCGCCATGATTCCCCCTTATGCCGCGCTGGCGTACAGCACGCCGCTGCGGCCCTGCGAGTCAGCCTTGACCTGCAAACCGGAGGCGCCCCAGACCAGCACGTGCCAATCGTCCATCGGCGTGACACGCGGGATCGGGGTGGTGGTGACGGGCATGCCGACGACCGGGCGGATGTATTCGCTGGACAAGATGATGGCCAGGAACTCATTGCCGGTCACCGTGTCCGTGCGCTTGAAGCCAGCCACACCGGGAATGCGTTGCAGGCCCTGGAGAATGGTTTCGACGTTGCTGGTGCCCGGGTTGGCGATACGCAGAAGATTGAACCAGATCTCGTCCGAGATGTAGAACGTGACATTGCCAACCGCGTTGTTGCCCTGGCCCTGGAGCGCTTGCAGCGCGGCGACGAAAGCGCCCCATGCCTGCGCAAAGGTCAACGTCGGGCTGGTCAGATCCACGTTCAGGCCGGCGGCGCCCAAGTCCAACGCGATGGTGTTCGGGTTGTTCTTGATGCCGTAGGCTTGGTAGTTCTTGTACGTCAGATCGGGCGTGCCATCGACGAAGTTGTCGACGGTGCGCTTGCGAACAAAGCGCGTAGCCGCGGCTTGGTCATCCAGCAGAGCGTCGTAGCCTTCCGAGCGCATGCCTTCCAGCTCGCGCCAGATGCGGCCGACTTGCGTGGAGTGAACCAGAACGATCGCGCCGTCATAGTCGAAGCTGACGTGGTTCACGGGCTTGCGGTGCTGGCCGTCGATGCTGGACCGGACTTCAAGCTCATCCGCGCCGTAGCGGCGGTACTCGCTGACGATCTTGCCGATGTGGACGTTGCGCGCCAGGGGCATCAGGTCGTTCAGCAGGACGCCGCCTTCATCGGACAGCATCAGCGTCTTGGTCTGCGTATCGAAGTCACGCCACACCTCGCCGGGGATGCGCGCCTCGTTCACTTCCAGGCCTGCGGCCTTCATCAGGCCGGTTTCATGGTCCCAGTTCGCGGTACGCGCGTTCACGATGAACTGGTGCTGCTTCTTCAGGCCGGAATTCGCTTCCAGGCCCTTTTTGTCTACGTAAAAAGCCATTTTCGGCCTCCTTAGCGGATCTTGATCGGGACCAACTGGTCCAGCGTCGACGTGGTCGGGGTCGTGCCGGGGAAGGCATTGGCCGGATCGTCGATGTACGCATGGATCGGGTCGTCAGTGACGGCCAGAGCGAAGCGGCCATCGGCGTTGATCGTCAGGGGCACGTCGTCTGCAATCGCGACGCCGGCCACCAAGCGGCCAGCCATCAGGTCTGCCGAACGCGGCGTGTAGAGGCGCATGGACGAACCGCCGCCAACCTGGTTGTCGTCGACGGAGCCGTGCAACTGCTCGCCGATCAGGTACCAGAACTCGCGCACGCCCGTAATGCCCTTCTGGACGGTCATCTCGCCGGCGGCGGAGGTGATCGTGACCGCCGTGCCGGGCAGAAAGGCGCCCGTGGTCGGCGCGTTCACTTCGCGCGTTTCGGGCGTGGTGCGATGAACGCCGCCACGGTAAATCTTGTTCCATTTCACAGCCATGATCTGGGCTCCTTATTCCGGGACGTCGTCAAAGCGCGGCTTGCCGGAATCGGCAACCTGGCCGTTGGTGATCGGCGCCGCAGTACCCAGCGCCTTGAACATCGCGTCCAAGGGCTCGCCATGCAGCGCATTGGCAACGATGTCGCCATGCGCTGCGGCCACGGCCTTCTTCTTTTCAGCTTCCTCGGCCTTGGCGTTGGCAGTCAGTGCGTCAGACAGGGACTTTTGATTGGTCTCCAGGCCCTCAACCTTGGCGGTCAGCGGCTTGAGTTGTTCCGCCACGTTGGCGGCGACGGCTTTGCTGATATCGGTGGTCAGCTCGGCCTTTTCTTCAGCGGTCAGAGGCATATTGCCCTCCAGGGTGTTATCAGGCCGAGCCTGATGGTTGAAAATTCGTTTGACGCTGTTCACCACGGTGGCGACCCAGGATTCCTGGCGGACAACTGGCGAGCCGACGTCGTCGAAGACTATCTTTCCGCCTTCGATGGCATAGCCGTAGACTTCGGCCACGCCACCGTTACGCACGAGGACAACTTGGGTATCCGTGAAGTCGGCAACCCAGACGTAATCCTCGGCACCCGGCGCGAAGCGCGTCTTGGCGGCGGCCTGGATGCGGTTCTCGCGCTCGCGGAAAGATTCCCCCACCAGCGCGCCGGCGTTCACATGGAGCGGCTTGGCTTGGTCAGCGTTCACCATCAGGCCCACACCCTGCTCGGGGGTGGCGGCGCCCGGCTCGTCAAGCAGGATGGCGTCGTGATCGATGCCATGAATCTTGGCGGTCCATTCATAGCCATCGGCGTTGACGGCCGGCTCACGCTCCAGGAAGACGGCGACGCTGGTATGCACGGGCTCGCCCTCCCCCTTCTCAAGCTGCTCGACGCGCTCAATCACGCGCCGGCCGCCGTCCGTGTTCTGTGCGACCTCGACGTCGATCCACTTTTCGGTGTAGACGCGGTTGCCGACCAGCTTTGTATTGCGGTTCCAGGCGCCGATATGCCCCAGGTTGATTCCTTCCGGGGAGAAGGCGGACACAAAAGCGCCGTTTACGGTCGGGTGACCAAGCGGGGCCAACGTGCCTTCAAGCTTCTTGTAGTTGGCGACGATTTGGTCTTTCGGGTACAAGCCACCGTTCATCACCACGTCAAACGGCATGGTGTAGCTGGGGATTACGATGTGCTCACGGCCGTTGTGCTGCTCGCGGCGGATGGACTTGCTGTTGACCTGCGTGCGGATGTTGACCTGCATCGGCATGGCTATTCCTTGTCATCGGCCCAGGGGCCGTTGCCTTTGTCTTTCATCACCTGGTAGTTCTTGCGCGCCCGATCGACAATCGCAGGCACAAGAGGCTCGCCCTTCTCGTCCACCAGGACTGATACTTGGCTGCACTTGCAATTGATGGCGTTGGCGTCGCGCGCGTACCAATCGCGGGTTTCTTCGCTGGTGAATAGCTTCGCGTGCCGGCGGGCATGCGTGAGGCGCGTGGTCGGGCTAAGCGCGGAAATGTGCATCAGCTTCGCCTGGGTACCGTAGTCTTCCTGGGCTTGGTCTTGCTCATCCCAGCGGGCACGCCGTAGGGCCATGGGCACCTCAGTACGTGCTATGCGGTGACCGCGGCGGGCCTCGATACCCGTCTGCTCTGTCAGGTTCCTGGCGATATCTCGGGGGTTCAGCCCCCGCCCCATCCCATCGGAGAGAATGCGAGACATGTCCGCCTTGACCTGGCCGGACAGTCCTTTCATCTCTTCAAACTCACGGGCCCGCAGAAGCGATAGACGTGCTTGGTAGGGTTCAGACCTGAGGATGGCTTGCAAGGAATCGCGCCCCGCCTTGTAGGCCGGCGACTGCTGCCCAAGGTTCGCGAATTCCTGTGCTGTGCCGCGCTGGTACGCCACGCCCACGTATGACTCAAACAGCCAGAGATTCCGCTCGCCGCCCTCCAGCAAGATCGATTCGACCAGGCGGTCGGTATCGCTAAAGACCGAAGATAGCAACGCCTGATCGAGCCTAAACGTGTACCGCTTATTGACTGCCGGCTCGGCTGGGATTCGCCCCAGCGCCTCCACGTAGCCGTTCCGAATCCGCCGCATGCGCCGGTCAAAGTCCTTCATGGCGCCCCGCTCCAGCCGATCAACCCCCGTCGGGTCTGCCTGATTACTCGGCAGGATCGGTGATCGGGCCATCGTCGTCCTCGTCTTCCTCATCTGGCAACGGCTCGTCTTCCAGCGCGTCGTAGCCCGCTGCCTCACGGATCTCGGTTGCGGTGAACACCTCGGCACCAGAAGCCTGCGCGGTCTGGTTGATCTCGCTCATCGTCTTGGCATTGCCTAGCCTGTCGGCCTGGGTCGCTTCAGTCAGGTCGTCCCACATCACCGTGTACTCGGGTATAGGCTTGACCACGCCGATGCGCGTCAGATGTTCCACTAGGTCGTGAATCTCCATGCCCAGGTCGGCACGGCGAGACTGGCACCGAGCATTGAAGTACTTCTGATCTTCCGAGCTGGCGCGTTCGCCAGTCTGCATCCCCACCAGGATCTTGGTAGGGATGTCCAGCGCGGCGCCGGCCGTCTGCAGGTTGACGTTGTAGGCCGGGCCCGGGTCCGCCACAGCGGTAACCAGCGGGTTGACCGTGGCGCCCTGCGTCACCAGCAGAGCGTCGTTGCCTCGATTGACTTCACGGGCTGCTTCATTGAAGCGGGCCTGCAACTGGTCCAGCGAAACTCCATAGGCCTGGGCAATGCTGCCCAGGTCCACTTCCTTGTCATAGTTCACCGACAGTTGCCGGGAAGCGTTCTTCAGGAAAGATTCGCCCGATCCGCCTTCAACCTTCTCCAGACTGACGAAGGCGTTATAGGCCGGCTCAAGGAAGCCAATGGCGTCGCAGGACGAATCGCCCAGGATAAAGACGCGGTCAGGGTGGATATCCAGCTGGCGCCCGGCATTGCCATTCACCCCGTGTTCCGTGTACTGCCACTTGGTGACCCGACCGAAACCCTCGTCCTGGGCGTTCGTGTTGAAACCCGCCGGTTTGAGGCTTCCAGCCCAGGTCGGGATCATCTTGACTAGCAAAGAGCCCTTGCGCTTGATAGGCTCATCCCAACGGCCGCTGTCGCGAACTTGCAGCAGCAGACCCGAATATCGACCTACCAGACGGCGCTTGTCGGCCTCGGCCACCGCGCGCCAGAACTTCGGCGTGAACACCTGCTTGTTGCCGCGTTCCCAGGCGGTCTCATCCGTCGCATTGTCCTGGTCGTCGCCCTCGATCACCCAAGGGTTCGTTTTCCAGCACGCGGACGTAATCTTGCCGATGGCGCCGTGAGCGATACCGCCGCGGCGATACAGCGCGTAGAAGTCGGAAAACCCGATCTCGTCGGGGAAGCCGTACTCACACCATGCCTGGGGTCGCTTGTTGTCGATCCCATGGCCACCCAGAAGGCCCATACGGGCGCGGGCGATCTGCGCCTGGCTCAGTGCGGCATTCACCGCCAACTGGAGCTGTTCGCTGTTGTTCGTATCTGACATGCTCATTCCGATTTGAGAATCAGGCCGGGCCTGTCGTCGTGGCGCACTAGTTCAACGCTCGATTGATCCGGATCGCGCCAGACGGCTGTACCCTCGGCCCCGGCATGCTCGACAGCCACGGTGCGCGAGCACGAGACGCACTTCGCCCGCACGACCATGGACTTGCCACTATCGCGCTGCGTGACCTTGAAGATTGCCATTTACCGTCCTGGGAGAAGCATGCCGATTGGCTTGGCGCCACCGAGCTCTGTGAGTGCGTACACCATTGCGTCCAGCCGGTCTGGCGATTTCTTCGCCGTGGCCGGGACGTATTCCATTAGTTGGTTCTCAAGCATGTAGAGGCTGCCTTGATGGGCGACCCTTCCCTGCTCGTACAGCGCTGATATAGGCTCGGCCCGGGCGTACTTGCCTTTGCTGGCATGCACGCGAACAATGCGACCCTTGAAACCTGCATTGCGCAAGGTTTCTTCAGCCATGTCGCCGCCCTGGTTCGTCTCTATGACGATGGCGTCGGCGCGGTGCTGGTCGTAGGCCCCCATGGCTTTCGTCGCCCACCCGTTCGGGGAGAACTTGCCGCTGTAGTCGCCGTCTACTGAGTACTGCTTGGCATCGCCTGCACCGTAAGAGCTGGCAACCACAATGCCCGTTTCGTCGCTCTCGTCGCTGTTCGTGGCCTGCGGGTCGATCGCAACCACAGTCCGATTCCGATCATGCCGAATCTGGAGCGCGTGCGCCGCGGCGATCAACGCCTCAGTCCACAAAGCGCCCTCGGCGTTGAATCGGCGCGGCCGCTGCATGTACTGCGCTTCGGCCGTCCGTCGGTGGGCAAAGAGCGCCGTCCGGTGGGTTTCGTTGTGCTTGTAGGGCCACAGCCATCCGTCAGGCAGGCCGTGCGAGATCGGTATACCGTGCGTGTTCTCGCTCGGGTACGGATCGCTGTTGTCGATGATCACCGGGAGATTCAGGTGATGCCACTTTTCTCCAGACCCGCCCCGCAACAAGTATCCACTTAGATCCTGAAAGTGGATGCGCTGCATGATGACGATCATTGGCGTCGTCTCGATCGCCAAGCGGGACTTGATCGTCTCGTTGAAGCGGTCGTTGATGCCGCCCCGCACCGTGTCGCTATATGCGTCGTCGGGCTTGACCGGGTCGTCAATGATCAGCGCGCCTTGCCAGCCCGGCTCCATGTGACCAGCCCGAAAGCCCGTCACTTGGCCGGCAGCCGAGGAGGCGTACACCCCGCCGCCATGCTCCGTCCACCACATGGCCTTACTGTCAGCGTCGTCCTTCAGCGCCATCGGCCACATTGCCTGATAGGCCTGTGACTTGATGACCCCGCGCGCCGTGCTGGAGTTCAGCAGCGCCAAGTTGTGCGAGTACGACAGATGCATGAACCGGGCGCGGTTGTTCAGCGCCAGGCCGCGCCCAATCAGGTTGATCGTCGCAAGCTCGGTCTTGGTGTACCCAGGTGGGATGTTGATGATCAGCCGCGTAATCTCACCGCTTACCACCCGATCCAGAGTGTCCTGGATAACTGTGTGGTGCGGGGCGACGATCATCTTGTTGCCCATGCGCTGCTTGAAGAAGTACCGGGCAAAGTACAGCCCGTCTTCCTCGCACTCTAGGCGCCGGGCATAGTCGCGCTGGTCAGCAGTCGTCATTCGCCAGCATCTCGCGGCGGGCCTGGCGGTATTCGTCTTTGGTCAGCGTGGCGAGTTCCACCGGGCCGCCGTTCTTGCCCGTGTGTTCTACCCGCTCCTTGAACATCCCAAGATGGCGGCCGATGTCCACCAGCGCGCCCTTCTTGTCGTGCAGCTTGACCTTCAGGCCTTCCCGGCCCTCGGAGATCTCGGAGATCGCCGCAGCGGTGTCATCGTCAATATCGTCCACACTCACCAGAGCCAGACCGTGATAGGCCTCGGTCACTTCGCCCTCGTCATCGCCAGCGTCCGTTGCGCGCAGTTCCGTCTTACCCCAACGGACGATCTTACGGATGTCGCTGAAGCCGATCTTGGCCAATTCGCGCAGAACCATGTCTTGAGTGATTTCGGTGCGCTCGGAGCGTTTGGCTTGGGCCGCCTCGATGGCCTTTCCGACCATAACATTTGATAACAGTCGGCTCCCCTGCTCCTGAGCGGTTTTCTTGCTATAGCCAGCCCTGACTGCCGCTTGCGTGGCATTCAAGTCAACAAGAAACTCATCCACGAAGCGGCGCTGTTTTGGATTCAGCGCCATGTTTATTCCTTTGCGTTAATTGCGCGCCCCTACCGCCATGACCAAGCCCCGGGAGATGTGGGGAACGGTATGGTGCGCTGCTGGTGTTGTTGTCGGACACTTGCCAGCTTGTCCGGGCAGCGGTGCGCGGTTTGGCCTATGACCTGGCGGTCGGAACGGCCGATGCGCACCATCCTGCGCTAGCTTCGAAAGCTACCTTCCCAATACCATCCATGGCCGGGGACATATTCCAGCGCATGCATATCGATTCGCTCACGCGCCTCTGTCCATGTGGCTCCAGGAGCAGGCGAGCAACTGTGGCCCTCTACTACTTGTGACAAGACAACGCGACCATCATCAAGGGTGCACCGGTAGAACATTGCAGCCCCAATAGAAAAGCCCCGGCGCTATGCCAGGGATTCGTTTGTTTAGGGCGCAAGGGCCCGGACGTATTGTGATGGTTTCTGAAACGCTTTTCCACTACTCGATGTTATGCTTTTCCACCAGTACTCAGCATGGGCGCCACTCACGACATCGTCCCTTGAGCTTGCGATATGGCCGGTTTCCTCCAGCGCGAGCAAGACCCGCCATACCCCTGTGCGCACTACGGCACGTTGGCGAGCATCTGCCCGAGGCGCAACGTGGTTAATGATCTGACGCATCTTGAAGCGACGCTCGGGATAGGCCGCCATCAAGTCCATCACCTCATGCGCGTACTTCATAAAAACACCCTCCATACCTGCTGCTTGAAACTGCCCAGCGCCACCTTGTAGTACGGCAGCGCGATTCCGATCACCCGGCACGCCTTGTCCTGGCGACGGTGCGCAGGCAGGTCGCCATACTCATTGCGGCGCGTGTACTCAGCCTGGATCACGCGCTGTTCCGCCAGAGGCAGCGCCTCATACAGGCGGTTCACCTTGCGCGCGCGGTCATGGTTCACGGGGATGCGCGGGGGCTCGTCGTCGCCCTCGTGGCCGGGCTCTGCGGGGAACGCGCATACGGCCGGCTCGTCATGCACCGGTCGACCAGGGCCGGGCCACTCCCCTTCCCATTGCGCGCGCGCCCAGTTGTGGATCTCGTCCTCTACCCACCGCGGCAGACTGTTATCCATTGGCCACCTCGTACCGGCCGCACTTCTTCCCGTACGGCTTTCCCTTCAGGCAGCGCGTGATCGTGTCGCCGATAAAGGGCGTTTCGATGGTCTTGGCATGCGCGCAGCCCTCGCACGATCGTTTCAGAGCGGCCTGCTGACGGCTCATCACCACCAGCATCGGATCGCGCAACTCCCACCGTTGGAGATCGACCGTCATACCAGCCACCCCCGACGCCGGGCCCATGCCAAGTACGCGGACTCGAATGTCGCGCGCGGGCTGGGTCCAACCGCCGCGCACCACACCAGCCACATACCTCCCTCCCGCCGGGCGCGGGGCTTCTCGATGATCGTCATAGCGTCACCTGCTCGATAGTTACGCGGACCATGCCGCCCTTCGCCTTTTCCCGGATCTCAGCAGGCGCGAAATGGAACCCGCGGTCATTCATGCCGATAGCGTCCGCAATGCCATCCGTGCCCGCCTTCATGCGGGCCGCCAGGTTGTCTCGGTCGTAGGCACGAGCGTCGGGCGGGAAGAACTCATACGCGATGCGCACTCCGAGGAACTGGCTGAACCCGTCCGCCTTGGAAAGGGCTGATCTGGCCAGCAGCCGCGCCGCGTTTCGATATCGCTTCTTTGCTTGGGAAACCGGCGCCCAGTGCCCGCGGTGATTGGGGCTCAGTTCCTTGGGCGGCCAGGGCAATTCGACAACGATCATGCCGCCTCCCCCACGTTCAACCCGATCCCAAGCGCCCGCTTGGCCATGGCCAATACGGTCATCGAGTAGCGCCGGCCTCCGACCCGCTCACTCTCCCTCAAGATCTTCACGGCCCAGCGCCGCTCGTTCGGCACCGCAGCGAGTTCTGGCAACTCCATCATGCTTGCCTCCTATAGCTAGGCCAGTCGAACACCACCATCCGGCCACCACCCTCCCGCAGGCGATCAATGACACGCTCGCCCAAGTACTCGGTCAGTGGATCCTTTGCCAAGTTGCTGATTACGATCGTGGGCTTCAGGGCCTGATAGCGGCCGTTGATCACTTCGAACAGGTACATCTTTTCGGTTTCGCTGCCAAACTGCACGCCCACCTCATCCAAGACCAATAGGTCAGGTTCAACGAGGTTTTGAATTGCTTCTGCCTCAGTCAGCTCGGAACCCTTCCGATACGTATCCTTGATCGATCGAACGGCGCCGATGACCGACGTGAACACGGCTACACGGTCTTGCTTGATGACCTCGTGGCACACCCCCACGGCCAGATGCGTTTTCCCGGCCCCCACGCCGCCGCAAAAAACGATGCTCTGCCCGGTCTTCAGGCATTCATCGAAGCCATCCGCGAAACTCTTGGCCACCGCCAGAGCCCGCTTGGGTCCTTCCGCGTGCGGCACAAAGTTCTCCAACGTCCTGTCGGCGAACCGAGGCGGGATTGCGGCGCGGCCCAGCAGCTCGTTGGCGCGGCGCTGGCGCAACTCCAGCATCCACTTCGCATGCGCCTCGCTCGCCTCGCGCTCTTGCTGCTGCTTGATGCACGCGGGGCAGCCGGACGTATGGCCCATGTACGTTATGGCCGCGTATTCCCCGTGCTGCTCGCAGCGCTGGGTGGATTGCTCGGTTTTAAAACGTGCCATCGGCTGCAACCCCGGCGTGGTAGTCCTGCTGGCTGAAGTTTCCATGCGCTGTCCCTCCATTCGATTTCGTTCGGGTTTGAGTTCGGGGCGGGTAGAGCCCCTGGTATCCGCTGGCGATGCTGTTGGCGATCACCGCGCTAGGCTGGTGCCCTTCGGCACGTAAGTCGGCAAGCTGCTTTAGCTGGAGCTTGGCCGCTTCTTGCGTCACCGGCTTCTTGCGGGCCTTTCGGTCAGCAACCCAGCCTTGCCAGTCTTCGCGATCAAGCCAGACCGGCAGATCGATGGCCGACGCATCAAATCCATTCCCCCGCTTGCGGTGGCTAGGGGGTGGTTCTTTATCTGGTTCTTGGTTCTTGGTTATTGGTTCTTGGTTAGTTGCACATCCGTTCAACGGCTGTTGAGCATCTGTTGCGGGCTCGTTGCTCGGTTGATGGGCTTTTTGTGCCCTTTTCGCTGCGCTGGCCCTTCCCGCTGCCGATTTCGCCTCTTTGTTGCCGTGGTACTTGGCAATCTCAGCGTCGCAGCGCGAATGGCTCCAACCTTGTTCGGATTCTGTAAAGAACTCGTTCAACACCTGTTCAACGGCTGTTCGTTCCTCGTCGGAACGCGCCAGAACCAGGCGGCACAGCTTTTCAAATTCTGGGCAGAGAGGGGCCTCGGTGTCGTAGTACAACTCGATCAGGTCGCGATAGACACTGCGCTCTATACGCGTCAAATGTCGCGTGGCGCTGTTGAAGTCTCCGATGTGGTGCGGGTAATAATTCATGCTTGCTCCAGCATCCCAACAGCACGCAGGGCGCCGTCAGGGACATTCAAGCCTTGAGCCTGTAGTTGTTCAATGCACCAGACCAACAGATCGCGCTGACGCCCGTAGCGGGCCTCAAATCGAGCCTTCCAGGGATGAACGGCGATGCGGCCAGGCGCGCCCGTGCCGTCCTGATGGTTCCCTGCGGACAGCGGCAACACCAGCCAATGGGCGTCAGGCTTCGTGCGGCCATCGATGTGATGAATGGAGCAATGGCCATCAAAGAAGCCATCCATGCGGGAAGCCACACAGCCAATGTTCGTGACAAGCAGATCCCAGAATCGCTTCTGTTCCGCGGAGGGGTTACGGCCTTTCATTCGCCGAATCCTTGCAAGACGAGCTCCAGCATTTCGCTGGCGCGCGCGGCCGGCAGATGCGGCCACATAGTTTTTTGGGCATGTGCAGTGCGCAGGAAGGCAACGGCGTCCTCATGGAATTGCTCCATATCCGCCTGCTCCAGCTTTGCGTAGCTGATCGAGCGCGGCACCGGGATCACTCCGCCCTTCGGGCCGGGATACCAGTCAACGAAACCGCTGCCGGTCTTAAGCCATGCACGGAATGCTTCGAACTCTTCAAAGCGTTCCTGCGCCTCAAACAGCGCGGATTCCAACGCCATGTGCTTTCGGTGGTACCAGCCGGTGCGCTCTTTGTGCGTGGTGATCGATAGCATTTCGCCCGGCTCAAGCCGCACAAGCTGATTCCACAGACGGCGCCATTGCTTGCGCCCGCGCTCGCCCAGGCCATCGACCATGCCGAAGATCATCCGTCGGGCCGCTTCCTTTTCATGTTCGGAGGCCTGGGTGGGGTTCTGACGAACTAGGGTGATGTCGGCCATGATCAACCTCCACGCTTGGTCACGGCGCGCAGTACGTTGCGCTCCATACGGTGCAAGATCACTCGGCCTGCACGGAACAGCGGCACGAGCATGTCGGCATCGTTCTGGCACAACACTCCATCAGCGATCGCATCACGCAGCTCGGCGGCGATCTTGCCGACCTTCGCCATGACCTCCATGAGCTTTTCTTGGAGGGCCGCCAGCTCGTCCGGGTGACCGCTGGTCGGCGGCGGCGGAACGAAATCAACGAACAGCCCTTCCTGCGCACAAAGCGACAGCAACCAATCGCGGGACTTGCCAGACGTGGTGACGTCTCTTTCCAGCCACTCGGTAAGCAGGACCGCAACGTCCACGTCCAGTTGCTCGTCACCCTTCAGCTTCCGGCGCAGAGACTCAGGATGAATGGACGTGTCACGCCTCTCGGTGAGGAAAGTCGCGGCCGCCGAAACGCCACCATCAGCCTTGCGCACCGTGTTGTAGAGCGTGTCTCGCCACTGGGTGTTTGTGTAGTGAGCGGTCATAGGGCTGATTCCTTCAAAATTTCAACGTTTCGGTATTTCTGCGCCGTCTATAAAGTTCGGCACATGGAAAACAACAACGAATCCAAACCAGTGACCCGAGCGCGCCTCTTCGCGCGCATCGATGCCACCCGGCTCAGTCAGCCGCCCCGGCAGCCTTCCGACAAAACTCCGCCAGCAGAGCCTGTAGAGGAAGGCGTCTTGAAAGGCGAAGAAGAGAAATGAGCGAAACTGAAAAACTGTTGATCAACGCGCAAGACTTGGCCCGTCGAGTCTTCGAGGCACCAAGCGAGAAGTCGGTCATGGATCTTTTTCAGGAGCTGTGCGCCGAGCGTGACCGCATGGCGTGGGCGAGTGAGGGCCGCGAATCGGCGACGGTGCATTGATGTCATGCCGCCCTCGCCTCTTCGGCTCGCTTCGTGACGGATCGACGAGTCTCGCGGCGGTGCAATTTGATGAGGCGCTCGCCATCCGACCACTTCAAGTCGCGGTAACGGCCCTTGCAAATGTCAGCCACCCAAGATTGAGGCTTGTCTCCCATCGCTTTCGCGATTCGGACTTGCGTCCAGCCGATGGCTTGCAGATCAGAGATGAGGTTTTTCCAGTCCATGCGTCATTTAATCGCAATTGCGCTTATCGCGCAAGCGCCATTGCGATGGCCGTAAGTATCACAATTGCGATATGAGCGCCCTTAAAGACCGCCTTGCTGAAGCGAGGACCGAAGCAGGACTATCCCAGGCCCAATTGGCGAAAGCCGTAGGGGCGGGTCAGTCCACGATTGCCAGCATCGAAAACGGGAGGAATAAGGGGTCGTCCCTGTTCCTGGACTTGGCGCGCGCCTTGAATGTGAACGTCGAATGGCTGATGGACGGCGCTGGGCCTAAGAAAGGAGACGCTGGCGCTGCACCCTCCACCATCCGTGAGCCGGTAGCCCCCTGGCCCTTCCCCGACATTTCGGAACGAGACGTGCGCGCGCTTGCGCCATCTCAGTTGAACGCGCTGCAAGGGGCTCTCGCCTTGGCCATTGCGCAGCTTAAGTTGGGTGTCAATGTTGCGCCTGTGGCCGCGCCGTTGCCAAACCTGACTGCTGCGGCTCTGCGCTCGCACAAACCCGGCGGGCTGGTCGACATGGACCACGCTGACGACGCATTCCCAATGCGGATACCCGGCTTGCCTGCCCCTTGGGAAGGCGGACGCACGACGCATCAAGCGGAGCGCGAGCCCAAGCTTCGGATCAGCACGCAGGAAGGCGTGGTGGCTAACGTTGGTCCAGGCGAGCCGCACGCGGCCAACGACAAGTTCGAGAAAGTTCCGGAATTGGCAGACGTGCGCCTGGCGGCCGGCGATGGGATCGAGAACGCCGACGAGACACAAACCGGCGTGATTCAATTCCGTAGGTCGTTCCTACGGTCGGTGGGCGCAGACGCCGGGAAGGCCCGGGTGGTGTATGCAAAGGGCGACAGCATGGAACCGGTCATCAAGGACGGCGCCGCCCTTCTCGTCGTCCCGAACGAGGATCTGACTCTACGCGACCTGGCTGGCGGCGGCGTCTATGCCATCAACTATGACGGCAAGATGATCGTCAAGACGGTGGCTAAGGACAAACTCACGGGCCGCTGGGTCGCTCGCTCGTTTAACCCGTCCTACCCCGATATCCCGCTGGAGAACGGGCACCCTGCCCGTGTGCTTGGTCAGGTTGTCTGGGCCGGCGCGCGGCTACGTGATGACGAGGCGGGGCAGTGGGTGAGGTCGTGAGGTGACGTGAAAAAGCCGCCTAAGAGGCGGCTTTCAGAAGCGGTATTTGATGCCGGCGTCTTTCATAATCGCGTTGGCGGTATGGCGCGATTTGCATCCGGTGGAGACGGCGACATGGACGTCGCCCTTCCCCCATATTTGATGGGCGCCTTTACCCTGACGCACCAAAGAAAAGCCGTGCTCTTTAAGCACGGCTATGATCTTTTCGAAGTATCCGTTCACGCGCTAGCCACCGCCGCTCCGATATGGTGGTAGATGGGCTCGGCCTTCGCCTTGCTACTGTGCAGCTTGGTTTCCATCAACATGCACACGACCTCATTAGCCTCGCGCGCCAGCTCGTCCATAGAGGCAGCCTCGACGATGAAGCCCTTCAGGTCTGGACTGGTGGCTAAGTAAACCTGAGCTTCTTTATCGTATGAAACATCCACGCGAAAAGACACGCGAAGACCGGCTCGCGCGACTTGTTTCCAAAATGGTAATCCGACTCGGTACATACTTTCTCTCCCTGAGCATTGAGCCGATCTGTGGATGGCTGCGCATCGTAGGGGCGAGCGAAGACATCAATCGGCACAGATGGAGGGTTTATGAGGTGAACTTGCCGCCTCTACGGCTACTGCGAACTCTGAGCTAACTTCCGAACAAACTTTCGTAGTCATTACGAACAAGAAGTCCGTACTAACTTAGAACGTCAATTGCTAACGAAGTTCGCATCTATCTTTGAGCACTTGCTGACACAGCGTCAACAAGCAACTGAAGTATAGGAAAAAAGCGAGAAATTAGCTACTCGTTAAGTTAACAAGCTGTTTAGTTAACACCCTTAGAAAAAGAACCAAGTTCGTTAACTATCAAAGACTTACAAAAAGGGACGGAATTAGACCTGTGCGAACTAGCTACTACATCTGGCGTCCTTCAGCGGCAGGAAAGCCTTTCCGATCGCCACTGAGACTCTGAGGGTCACCTCCGGGTGGCTTTTTTATTGCAGCGGCCCCTTCCCCACCAGGCGCAGCAGCGCTTCGGCCGTTTCTCGCTCCGACTCTGCATGCTGGCACCAGCGCCGGTAGATAGCAGCGCCTATCGCTGTTAAGCGGAACAACTCTTCCTCGGTCAGCTTGGGGGTCAGCGCTTCAAGTTGCTCGGCGTAGGCGGCGAGCAGGGTTTCCCAACTGTTGGGGCCGCTCGGCGTCTTCGCTGTGACCATCAGCGCAAGGATCGTGGCTTTGTCCATACGGTCTCCGGGAAAGCTAAAGCGTACATCCTGAGCATGACGCCTGCGGTTGGCTTTTGCCTATCTAGCGGTACTCAATGTCCTGGCTCGGTGGAGCCGGCTGGCCGGCAGCAAGCGCACAGTTGCTTACGATCACTTCTGATCCCAGGGACTGGCCTCTTATCATCAGGCCACCCGCGACAACGGCAACGTCCGGCGTAGCAAGAAACATCGTCTTCCCCGTATACCCCCCGTAGCTGTTCTTCGCATTCACAAATCCGCAGATGCTGGGACGCGGCTGCCCGGGCTTTTGTATCGCGTAGATTCCATAAAACTTAGCGGAATCCGGGTCTTTGAGCGAGTTTTTTAGCTTGGCCACGCTGGCGTCCACATATGCCTTTTCTGCGGTGACAAGCTGAGCCGTCGGCGCAACAGGCTGCGGTTTCTTTGGCGCCGCGCAACCCGTCAGCAACGCGACCGACCCGGCCATAGCCAGAATCCAGGCTTTCATTTCACTCCCTTAGTAACAAAACAATTCAACCATGGTAACCGGAATCGCAATCGCATTTGCGCTTGACAGATTCAATCGCAAATGCGATTATTCGTCCATGCGCTGCAAACACGGCGCCGCAACAAGCCCTCGGCCTCGTATCCCAGCGAGAGGACGTTACCGCCACAAAGTCGGGTGGGAATGGGAAGCGGGACAAGTAGTACTCAGGCCTGGCCCAACCAGGTGCAGCACGTCGTTGGCGAGGACGCTAAATCGCAATGCTCTGACGGCCGGAGGATAAACGAGTCGTACCTGGGGAGGGACCTTACGAGGACAAACCAGGGCAGCGGATGAGAGCCCGTTGCATTGAAGGGTAGGACGCCCTGCCCTTCCAGATTTATCTGAATGCCAGCCCTCCCGGCTCAGGCATTTTCATGAACCTGGAGATACCGATGAAAGAAAAGCTCGAGCAGGACATTGCTGACGCCAAGCGCGCATTGCAGGACGCGGAGGCGGCTCTGCTGCTCTGGACGAAGAAGGCAGAAAACAACGTCTTCGCCACGTTGGAGGATGCCGAAGGCGAAGTCGAAGAGATGCTGCGCGGTCGTGCCCATGAGGATTGCGAAGGTTCCTACAACTGCGGCGCCGAAGTGTACGACCAAGAATTCATGGTCGACGGCGTGAAGTACGTCGGCACGTTGAAGTGCGAATACAACCGGCACGACAAGACGTACTACTACCTGGAAGAAGCTGATTTCAGCGTCGAGAAGGTCGGCTGAGATTGAAGAAGCAGCGCGCATCTTGGAGCCGATGACCAGGTATTCGAATTTCTCGAATAACTGCGAGGGAACAGCCAGGTAGCGCGCTGCTCCGGAATTCATCCGCCAGCCCGTTCCTAGAGCGGGCTTACGAATGAACAAGGAGGCCAACATGGCAAAAGTGACCGTAGAGGTTGATGTTGACCTCGGTGAGCTTGACGAAGATGCGCTGGTGGGCGAACTGGAATCGCGTGGATACGGCGTGCACGAGTTTGACCCGCCGACGCTGGACATGGATTTGATGGGGAAGATTCATCAACACCTGACGATGGGCCAAGAGCAACAAGCGCTCGATGTCTTGCGCCCTTACCTTCTAGACATTCTTGGGAAGGCGCTATGACCTACTACGCGTTTGTTCACTCACGCAGCGGCCTGACTCGTCCAGTCCTGGCCGGCGAGTTCAAGGGCAGGGATCAGAGCGATGCCCTCAACAAAGCGTCTTCCAGCCCGGCAGTCAAGAAAATCGTAGGCAATCAGCAGACGAAAGACTTGTACGTCCGCGTCTACGAGGCCCGCGACTATCAGGGAGCAGTTGATCAAGCGATGGCTGTTCATACGCCATGGCTGAGGCCGTCAGGTGACGACGCTCCGGGTCGGCCCGCTTCTTTCAGGATTCATACCGATTAACAAGGAGAACGAGCATGGCGACAGTTCACGTAATGCATAACGGTGGCATGGCCTGTGTCGGAGACGAGCTTGCGAAATCAGTGACCCATATCCCCGGCGTTTCACTCTGCCCGCTTGGTTATCACAATCTGCCCGACACCGCGCTAATGGTCTACCGGGCTGAGCCAGGCTGGTTCGCCATCCGCCGGAAAGGGATGGCTGGGCGCCTTAAGCGGTTCCAGAGCTTTGATCGCGCTTTGGCCGCTGCAAAGCGGATAGCGGCCACCGATTAACCCCCCATCCCGTTGATAAGCCCGAGGGCAAAGGAGAAGAGATGGATTTCCCGATCCACTACCCGGCAAGCATTGATGTGCTTGTCTACATCACCGATGGAGCTAACCAGCAAGGTACTGCCACCGTCAGCTTCAAACCGGGTAAGGAGATAACAAAGCAGGACGTTCGCGATGCTGTTGCCGCCCTGGAGCGGGACAGCATGCCGGAGGGCTTCCGCCTGATGACCAAGCGGGAAGTTTGGAACTGGATTTGCGAAGACATGGCAGGGCGCGGCGCTCGATTCGCCATGCCTGGCGGTGAAGACTTCGACGACTGATATCTCCCCCCTGGTGCTGCATAGCAGCCGTAGCCGCACGAAACGCGGCGCTATCAAGAGAGGCATGGCGAAACTGGTAGACGCATGCGGCATAGGGCGGCTTCGGCTGAGCAAAGCAAGGCGCCAGAACTTGTACCCCAAACCGCTGGCATTTGTGGGTTCGACCCCCACTGCCTCTCTTGATGGCAGCAGTACCGTGCTAGCCGGGCCGGGCCAAACCCGGCTGCCATCAGCAATCGTCCGGAGTAGTTGCCGGAGCTGGAGCCGTAACCAGCATCCCCCCTCGGTCGCTCAGGCCGGCGAATCCCAATCCCACCTAACGCCATACGTCAGCCTTACCCAAGGCTGGGGGTTCGCCGACCTGAGCGTCAACGACTTACGCAGTCTTCCCGCGCCAGTTCAAGCAATTCGCCTACAGCAATCCCGGGCCCGGGTGCGTGATCGGTGATGCGCCGTGATTGGATGGCCGGAAGACTGCACCCATACATAGGAACCACCATGAAACGAGCGATTCTCCTTGCTGCTGTTCTGCTGGCCGGTTGCACCAACGCAGACGACGCCACGCGCACCCTGAAAGCCGCTGGCTACACAGACGTCCTAATCACTGGGTACCGCTGGTTCGGTTGCAGCAAAGACGACAGTGTTCACACCGGGTTTATTGCAACTGGTCGCGATGGCTCAAAGGTCAGCGGCATCGTGTGCGGTGAGCTGTTCTTCAAAGGCAACACCATCCGCACTGACTAAGGAACGACCATGAGCACGATAAAGCTGCCGGAGTTGCCCGCGCCTTTTGAACCCGAATGGCCCGACCTCAATCCTCACGCCCTGGGTTGTGGTGTCGAAGATCGAGGCATCGTTAGCCGGTACGAAGCAGCCGAATACGGGTTCCAGGATGGCGTGGACAAGGCTGCTCAGTGCGTCCCGGAGGACATTTACACCGGGGAGCAAATGCGTGCCTACGCCGAGGAAGCAGTACGCCAGGCTCTGGCGGCGCATGAACGTCGCTGCGAGTATTGCGACGGAACGGGCGACGTTCACAGCATTGACGGCGAATGGCGCGGGGTCTGCATATGCTCTGTAGGCCGTGCTCTGGCGGCGTCAAAGATTGACGAGCGTGCGGCGTTTGAATATTGGGCTAGCGATGACGGGGAAACCCCGACCGCTGTTGAACGCGCCGGTCATGGATATCGACTGGCCCAAACTCAAACCTATTGGGTCGCATGGCAAGCCCGCGCGGCCCTCATCCCGGAGACCCGCGATGGATGACCTAAAGCAGATGCTTCGCAACGCCTGGGACATGCGCTGGTACTACGCGATCCTCCTTGGCCCTCTGATCTATCACGTGGGGTGGTGACATGGACCGTTTTCACGGAGACGAGCAGTACGAGGTCTTAACGGCCACCGTCCAAGACGTATGCCAGACGCTGGGCAATCCTGCTAGCTGGGATGCAGACGGCCACGACGCGCTGTACTGGGCCAAGCGGCTGGGGGATGCGGACTTCTTCGCCAATCTCGGACCGGCTGACTGGATGGCGATTCTGTACGCGGTCATGTACAGCAACAGCCCTTGGGTGCTTGGGTTGCAGCGCGATATCAAGCATGCGATCAACATCGAACTGGAGGGGTAGGACATGACGAACCAGCACACACCTGCACCCTGGCGCCATGAACCAGGTCGGGACGGCAAGCCACCCTACGTGGTCAGGGGTTCTGAGGGCGGCTTCGTGGTAATGGGGGTGACTGCCGAGCGGCAAGAAGCGGACGCTGCCCTTATTGCCGCCGCGCCTGATCTGCTGGAAGCGCTGGAGAAGCGCGCCCAAGCCGATGCCGCTTATGCCCAGCTCGCAATGAGCGACGTTGACCCAGACACGCGCGAGCGCCTGCTGCAACAGATTGAGGACGCGGAAGACGCGGCCAAAGATGCCGGCCGCGCCGCCATCGCCAAAGCCCGAGGTTCCCAATGATCCGCCTCCTGCGCAAGCTACTCCAAACCGATGCCCACCTCGCCGTGGGCCTTTTTTCGATCATCTGCGCCATCGTCGGCGTCATGTCTGTCCTGCAACAGGAAGACGAAGCCGCCCGCCTCGCGGGTGATGGCACGACGAAATACGCAGCCAAGGACTGATATGACCGAGACGACCGAACTTGCGGAACTACCGCCCCAAGAAACCGCACTGGAGGTTTACTCCAAGCCCAATGGCCTTGATCCTTGGCTGGACAGAATCCGCGCCGAGGTCTCCGGCCACGTGCCCGATCTGACTACCAAGAAAGGCCGCGACGCGATCGCCAGCCTTGCCTACAAGGTCCGCAAGGCGAAGACTGCCCTGGACGACTTGGGCAAGGAGCAGGTTGACCGCTTGAAGGAGATCCCCAAGAAGATCGACGCCGAGCGGAAGCGGATGCGGGACGCACTGGACGCTTTGGCTGATGAAGTTCGCCTTCCGCTGACGGAATGGCAGCAAGCCGAGGAAGCGCGCGTACAGGGGCATAAGGACGCAATCGATTGGATCGTCTCCCTGGTGGTGAACTGCGGGGAATCTGTCGACGACCTGCGCGCCGCCATCATCGAGGCAGAGCAGATCGAAATCAACCCTGGCTGGGAAGAATTCGAAGCGGAAGCCGCCCGAGCCAAGGATAAGGCACTGTCCGGCCTTCGCGACCGTTTGGTGGCCCGCGAGAAGTACGACGCCGAGCAGGCCGAACTGGCCCGCTTGCGTGCCGAGGTAGCTGCCCGCGAGCAGAAAGAGCGCGAAGAGCGCATTGCCCGCGAAGCCGCCGAGCAAGCACAGCGCGAAGCCGACGCCCGCGCCCAGGCAGAACGCGAAGCAGTGATCCGCCGCGAGCAGGAAGCCAAAGCCGCAGCCGATCGCCGGGAACTTGAACTGAAGCTGCAAGCGGAGCAGGCAGAGAAGGCAGCAGCCCAGGCCAAGGCCGACAAGATTGCCGCCGAGCAACGCGCAGAACAAGACCGCCTCGCCGCCATTGAACGCGAAAAGCAAGCCGTCGAGGCGGCGCGCCAGGCGGAAATCAAGCGCCAGGCCGACGCCAAGGCCGCAGAAGAAGCCGAAGCCGCCCGCCGTGAAGCCGACAAGGCCCACAAGGGCAAGGTCAACCGCGCGGCGCTGGCTGCATTCGTCCAGGGCGGCATGACGGAAGAGTGCGCCAAGTTGGCCGTCACGCTGATCGCCAAGGGGAAAATCCCGGCGGTCGCAATCAAATACTGAGGACGCCATGAGCCACGACGACGAATCCGCCGCGCTGGCCTACCAGCAAGAACTCGAACATCAGGAGCAAGACCATGGAAGTCTACAAGGCAATCAATGCCGTGCAGGCGGAACTCGCCAAGATCGGCATCAGCAAGGATCGCAGGAACACACAAGGCTCCGGGTACAACTTCCGGGGCATTGACGACATCTACAACGCCCTGGCGCCGCTGTTGGCCGATAAGGGACTATGCATCCTCCCGCGCGTCCTTTCCCGCGAGTCGGTGGAGCGCGTCAGCAAGCAAGGCGGTGCGCTGTTCTACATCACGGTAGAGGCCGAATTTGACTTCGTGTCCACCGCAGACGGCAGCAAGCACACCGTCAAGACATTTGGCGAGGCGATGGACAGCGGCGACAAGGCCACCAACAAGGCAATGTCAGCCGCCTACAAGTACGCCGCATTCCAAGCGTTCTGCATCCCCACCGAGGGCGACAACGACGCGGATGGGCATACCCACCAAGTCGCATCCGCGAATGACGACAGCCCGGCCGAAGCCGCCGAGATGGATGCCGAAGTCACCGCCCAGATGAACGCAGCGGTGGCTGTGCCGGACCTCGTAAAGATCATGAATAGCCTGACTGCCGATCAAAAGCGCGCGGCCACGTCCCACTTCAACAAACGCATGAGCGAACTCAAAAAGGCAGCGTAATGAGCAACGACCTGAACCAATGCCAGTTTATTGGCCGACTCGGCAAAGACGTAGAAATTCGCTATGCCCCTGACGGCGCTGAAGTGGCCACCTTTTCTCTGGCTTGCGGCTGGAAGACCAGCAGCAAAGAAGGCACAGAATGGGTACGAGTCACCGCCTTTGGGAAGCTGGCGAGCATTTGCGGCACCTATCTGAAAAAGGGGAAACAGGTGTTCATTCAGGGCCGCATGCAAACCCGCGAGTACGAGAAAGACGGCACTAAGCGCTACGTCACCGAGATCATCGCAGACCAAATGCAGATGCTTGGATCGAAGGACAGCCAATGACCCACGTCTACATCGATATCGAAACACTGCCGGACATGCGCGAAGGCGCGCTGCAAGCCTTCATCGATGACGCCAAGGAGAACTTTAAGGCACCCTCGACGCTGACGAAGGAGCAGGCAGCGGCCGATCTCGGGCTGACGGACAAGGAAAAGATCAAGTTCGTCAGCAAGGAAACCATGATCTCGAACTGGGTGGCCACCTTCAAGGAAACGAAGGGGCCGGAGGTCGCCGAGCAGGAATGGCGCAAGACGGCGCTGAATGGCGCCAGCGGCCAAGTATTGATGATTGGGCTTGCATTCGATGACGCTGACCCGGTGGTCGCCCATGCCTCGACCGAGGCGGAAACACTGGCCGTCGCGTTCGACATGATTCGCCAAGGCATTGACCCGAATCGCCGCCCGGTGTTCATCGGGCACAACGTGACCGGCTTTGACCTTCGCTTCATCTACCAGCGCGCAGTCATCACGGGCGTACAGCCGCCGCTGGCTATCCCCTTCGGCGCGCGCCCCTGGGACGATTCTGTATTCGACACCATGACGCAATGGGCCGGCCATGGCAACCGTATCTCGCTGGACGACCTCTGCACCGCCCTGGGCCTCCCCGGTAAGGGCGAGATCGACGGCAGCCAGGTCTACGACTACTGGAAAGCCGGACGCATTGCCGAACTGATCGCGTACTGCGCCGATGACGTTCACAAGGCCCGCGAAGCCCACCGCCGCATGACCTTCCAGCGCTTGGCCGCGTAACTCCTCCCCGCAGCCCCGTACCCCGCCGTCTGTCCGGGGCTGCCCTTCTATTGCCTGGAGATCCACGTGGAATCCAAAGACTCCCCTCAGTACGACGAAGACCCGGTAGTCAATTTGGTGATGTCCGTGGGTCTGCCGGGCTTCGTTATCGGGTTCATCGCCGTTATCGGAACAATCCTATTCATCTGCCGCCGCGCGGTGGAATTCTTCTTCCCCGGAGCCTGAGAGCATGAACACACAATGGAAGCCTATCGCCAGCGCGCCCGAAAACGAAGGGCGCCCGCTCTTCTGCGAACTGTGCTGGGGGCCGGAAGGCGATCAGTCCGTAGGCACTGGATTCCGCCACAACGGGAAATGGTATGCGGCTGGCTTGTTCTTCTGCTTGGGCCAGGAAAAGCGCTACGAGCTTCGCGAGGTTGAAGTTCAGCCGACGCACTGGAAGCCGCAATCTGATCTTCCTGACGAAGAGAGCGCCGCCCCTACCTCGCACCCTATACCCACCGGAGCGACGGGGGAGGATATGCGCGCTCGCGTCATGGAAGTGATTACCGGCGTATGGGACCGGGAAACGCGAATTGACGACGCGGCGGACGAGGTGATTGACATACTCTCACCGGCTCCCGCTGCTGGCGATGCGCTGGATGCCAAGCGGTATCGCTGGCTGCGCAATAACGTCTGGGTCGCGGCAAATGAATTCCGAATTATGAATCCTAATTTGCGCTATGTCGCACCGCGCGCGGATGTCGAAATTGATGCATTCATCGACGCCGGCATGGCTGCCCAATGCAAGGGGGATGCGTGATGACGATGAGCCAGAAAGAACGCACTGACTACGAGCGCATGCGGCTCGCGCTCAAGCGAATAGCGACGGGCTACATGACGCTCAAGCAGATCGAACGCGATGCCGAAAAGCGCATTGGGCTGTCCTACGGGGAGGTCTTAGAGATGGCTTACGAGAACATTCGGGATGATGCCAGAGAGGCCGTGCGCGGTGTCCGCACCGCCATTGCCCAGCAGAAGGGAGAGGCGTGATGGGCGACATTGAACAGATCCGGGATCTCACCCGCCAGCGTTGGGGCCGCATCACGGCCTTCCGCCTCGGGCAAATCGCCGCCGAGTACATGGGGCCTCTGGCCGCCAGCGCAAACCCGTACAAGCCGGGTCAGCACGCTCACAGGAACTACCTGGAAGGCGTCAGCTTTCACGATGCCAAAGCCGCCCAGCCCACCACCAAGGAAAGCCATGACTGAGAACAACGCCGCCCAGCCTGGGCTGACGGATGACGAGATCGAAGCCCTGGCGAAGAAGCACATCGCCCCGCACGCGGATCGGCTGGACAAACTCCTACCTCACCGCGTGCCCTACCAGCAGACAGAACAATTCCGCCGCGTGAAGGCGCTGATCGGGGATCTGCTGTCCAAGCTGCGCGCGGAGGGCGTGCAAGCGGGCGATGAGCGGGAGGCATTTGAGGCCGCAGTTCAAGCGGAGTACGGCGTTTCCGCGCCTTCCCTGCTGCTTCGTGATGCAGACGGCGACTACGTGACTATGAACACCGAGTGGGTCTTCTGGTTGAGCCGCGCAGCCCTGGCAAGCGCCCCTGTAGCCATGATCGACACTGCAAAACTAGCCCAACTGCTGGACTCGGTTAACGGAGACTGCTACCTAGGGAAAGAGAAAGAGGAAGATCTGGTGCAGTCCCTGCGTTCTCAATTGCGCGCCCGTGTAGCCGAGCCGGAATGGATCGACGACCCGCACGACATTGAACAGGGCATGATGCGCAACCCTAAGTACGTCGCCCCTGGACATAAGCCTGTGGACACAAGCTCTGGACATAGCGCCCCTGTAGCCGACGAGCGGATCAGCCTTCTCGGCGCGGCCAATCTTGCATTCAATGCGCTGCACGAATGCAAGCCGGCCAAGGGTGCGGAGAAGCAATATTCGGACGCCATCCAGGCGCTGCAATCGGCCTTGCACGACATCGCCTACACGGTCAACCGCACGGCCACGCCGCAGCAGTTCGCCGACCACCTGCAACGGGAAGCCCGCGCAGCCTTGGCGAGCGCCTCTGTAGCCGATGAATCCCCGATGGCGAAGGTGGCCGAGGCTCTGCGGGAGAAAGCGCGCCAAGAACAGCAGGCCTATCAGGACCGCCGCGCCCAAGCTACCGAATGGGGGCCGATGCCGACCGGAACACAAGCAGACGACCCTAGCGAACTTGGGGCACTGGCTGATGGCCTGGAAAGTATCGTGGGCAACGAAAACGCCGCCTTGGCCGCGGCCTACATCCGCCGCGAAGCCAAGCGGCTAGCAAGTGCCGTCGGCGATGTCACTGCGAAGCCGGTAGCCTGGGTCGCGGGCGATGACGCATCTAGGTATCTCGAATGGGATAAGGAGCGCAGTGCATGGGAAATGCCGATTGGTACGCCAGTCTTCTATGCCGCGCCCCAGGCCAGCGAGGCGGTGCGCAATGCACTGGCGGCGTTGGTTCGATTGCAGGATGCCAAAGACAGTCAGAACCGTTTCCCGAACCCGCAGCGCTCAAACGAGTGGGCGGAATACCGCCGCCTCTGGCCTGCCGCTATGGAACAAGCCCGCGCCGCCCTGAAAACCCAGGCTGACAAGGACGGCGGGGATTGCGCGAAGGGTGGCCACGTAGAGGCAGAGAATCAGCCGGAAACCAGCGCCGATATTGGCTTTGGGGGTGGCCTGCTGGATTGCGCGAAGGGTGCGGGGGAAGGTGACCTGCATTTCATCGCCGGGACCATCGTCCTGCACCTGAACGGCCCCCTCGACCCCGCGCGCGTTATCGCGGCTTCGCGGGCGATCAAGGACTGGATCGATCGCCAGCAACTCGCCGCCCTGTCCACCCCGTCAGTCGTCAAGCAATCCTTGACAGCTACACAGACGGGCGAGAAAGGAGAGAGCGATGCGTGAGCGCCCTATTCTGTTCAGCGGTCCGATGGTGCGAGCCATCTTGGCAGGCAACAAGACCCAGACGCGGCGGGCGGTGAAAGAGCCGATCAGTGGCTGGCTGAACAACGCCAACGGCTCCCACAAAGTCATGGACGGCCAGGTGTTCAATTATTCGTTTGACCAGCACCTGGGGAACTGCCCCTACGGTAAGCCCGGCGACCGCCTGTGGGTGCGAGAGACGTGGGCCTTTGGTATCCACGCGCTGGCAGCAAAGCGCGACGAGGACGGCCCGTTCGTGTATGCGGCTGACGGCACCACGCACGGCAGACTCTGCGAGCGCTGGCGCCCCAGCATCCACATGCCCCGGCATGCCTGCCGCTTGATGTTGGAGATTACCGGCGTGCGCGTCGAGCGATTGAACGACATCAGCGAGGAAGACGTGGACGCGGAATGCTTCGGCGGCGACTACCCCACCAGGGTATTGCCCGACCTGTTCCCAGGCCACCCCGACGACTGGTCGCACCTGTCTATGGAGCAGTGCTTTCAGCGGCTATGGGAATCGATCAACGGCCCGGGATCTTGGGATGCCAACCCCTGGGTCTGGGTCGTGGAGTTCCGCGTCTTACACCCCCGCACGGACGGAGGCGGACGTGGCTGAGCCGTGCTGGTGCGCCACCTGCCGCCCCGTGTCGTTCGGGGATATGCGGATGGTGCTCTGCCCGGTGTGCGGGAACAAGCGTTGTCCTCGGGCGGCAGACCATCGCTATGCCTGCACGGGTAGCAACGAGGTTGGACAGGTCGGCGTTGATGTAGCAGATATGGCGCATCGGGCGCCGCAATGCCTTAAATATGGAGCGAACATGAGTCCGGAAGAAATCGAAGCCATCGCGCAGCGGCCTACGTACTGCAAGGCGGATGGCGAAGCGGTCACCCTGTCGCGAGCCGAGCGGGATGCGCTGGTGGCGATGGCGAGAGTTGCCGTCGACCCGCGCATTCGGGAAGCAATTGAGGCGACATTTGAGCAGCGCGCGGGCTACATGGCACTGATCGGTGCTGCGGTTCGAGCGCTGCCAGAACTCGCAATGGCAAAGGAATCCCCATGACCATGCTCCCCGAAATCGACCCTGAAACAGACGACTGGTCCAAGCGTGACCCCGCCATCGCATTCCACCTGATCGACCGATACGCTGAAAACTGGGCGCATGCGGGCGTACTGATGGAGCGATGGGCGAGGGCTTGGGTGAAGGCTAATCCGGAGAAGGAGGAATCATGAAAGTATCTGAACTGAAAGGCCCAAAGCTGGATTACTGGGTTGCGCAGGCCAACATCTTGAATGGCGGCGCCTGGAAGGACATAGAGCTCAGAGCCTATGGTACCGACTGCTGGACGCTACATGATCGATCAGATGGCATGACCCATGGCTGGATCACTGAAAACATCCTCGACTCAATCAAAATCCGCCGGGATTTGAATCTCGGTCAATTGGGCTTCCATTTCTGGCCATCGGTAGACTGGCAACACGGTGGCCCAATAATCCAGAACGAGCGAATCACGGTTTCGACTCATGAACCCTATGGTGATGAGTCGTGGCGCGCTCTGCACATGAGAACCATGCTAACCGGTCCGACTCCCCTTATCGCCGCCATGCGCACCTACGTTGCCAGCAAGTACGGAGAAGAAGTCCCCGATGTCTGACGTTATTGAGCAGATGCTCAGAACCACCCGCAAGAATTGGATGAAACAGCCCGCCTAGCGCGGGCTTCGTTTTGGAGGCGATATGAACAGCGAATTCCTGCTGCTCGCGAAATACCAGAAGCCCCGACTAAGCCTGGCCGAGTTGGCCGACTTCATGGGGGTCAGCCTGCACCGGGCGCAGAACATGAAGTCTGCCGGTGAACTGCCGGTCCCTGTCTATAAAGAAGGTCGAAACGTCTACGCCGACCTGCGGGACGTGGCCGCATACCTGGACGCTATGCGCGAGTCCGCCAAGCTCGAGTACGAGGCAACCCGTGTTTAG